GTGTGACGAAGTTGGAGTTAGTTGGTGCTGTTGCGGCAACCGCGTTGATGGTGGAGACCTTAGCAGGTATTCCTAGGAGCCAGGCGGATGTTGTACAACGTATTTTGATGCTATGGAGCACAAATACGTTTGTTGTGAGAGCTGTTGGCCCGGCGTTGATAGCTGCTGCTGCTGTGTGTGTGTTTCTGGTTTGGAAAGTGTGTATGACCAGGAGCATGCGGACGGATGGCGGCGCGTTGTTGATGCAGGGTGCGATGGATGAAGAGACGGAGGCGGCGAGGAAGTTGGATACGATGGTGGAAGGCTTTGTGAGGCTAGCCCCAAGTGGTATGGATGCAGAAGGTGGTGCTTTCTTGGTGCGCAATGCTATGAGACAGAAGCCCGTGAGGACGAAGTGGGCTAATTTCTACAATGTGGTTGGGAATATTGCGACCGCAGGTAAGTTGGCGGGCGCGATAATGGCGATGAAGGCTCTCATTGAGTGGTTAATTGAGTTGAACCAGTCTTCAAACATCACTGATGATGGTGTTGGGCGATGGATTAATGAGACGAAACAGTTGATGAGGGAGTGTTATGCGGACGATGGTACAACGTTGATTCCTGATTCTGCGTTAATAGCGCGGGTGATGGAGGCTCGACGAGTTGGTCGGAGCATTTCGTATGTTGAGCGTAGGAAAGGGTCTGTGGTTCCTGTTGAGTTGATGCGTGATTTGGAGTTGTTGGACAACAAGTACAAGTGTTTGCAGTTGTCGTCAATACCACAGCCTGAGCCTATAGGAATTTCGATTTACGGTGCGGCTGGTGTTGGGAAATCAGTGTTGCGTGATTTGTTGTCTGCTGTTGCCTATGAGGCGTTGACGGGGAAACAATACACCCCGTACGAGGTGTACCGGTATAACCCAACGGATAAGTTTTTCCCGGGTTATATTGGTCAGCAGATATGGGGGTGCGATGATATTAACCCTGGTCAGGATCTTGATGAGGAGATGATGACTGCGTACTTGAACATTGTGAGTGTGAACAGGTACCCGTTGGTTCAGGCAGCGTTGGAAGACAAAGGGAGAGTGTACTCGCAGTGCACTGTCTTTTGTGATACTTCCAATTCTGAGGAGATACCAGGTATGGCTGGGCGGTCGCGAGAGCAAAGGGCTGCCGTGCATAGGAGATACCAGTACAAGTTGAATGTGACGTTCAGAGTGATTGATGGGGAGAGAGTTGCCCATGATCCGCACTTTGGGCATGTGATCTTCCGGCGTGCTAGGTATACGCAGGAAGAGGTGCTTGTGTTGGGTGAACCTATGACGTTTCAGGAGATGATGATGGACTTCTATCGAGTGGTGTTGGAGCACAAAAATAGGCGGTCGAGGACGTTTGGTGTGGATCAGGAGCGAGCTTTGAAAGAATTGATGGTTGGTGGCGCTATGTTGACGGATGTTCATCCTCTTTTGGATGGGATTGTCCTGAGGCGTGACAATGCTGATGAGTTGCGTGAGCAGGCCTTTTTGGAGGATGCTTACAATGCGCTTTGGCGTGGGAATCATTTCTTTCGCTCGGGTGCTTTAGTGTCGGTGGCTATCGAGGATATTCGCACTAGGTGGCGTGAGTATGGTGTGTTGTTGGCTAAGATTGCGGCTCTGTTGGGGGCTGTGTATTATATTGGCCACTTTGCTTTTGATAAGTTTGCGGCAACCGATGCGTGTGTTGATGAGGTTGTGCGTGAAAGTGATGACGTTTACCGTGTGCCTGTTGAGGCTCAGTCTGGCCCTGCGTCGAGAGGTAAGAGTGCCGTGAGGGTGCGTACTGTCTTGACGTCTGCTAGTCAGAGAGGTAAGAGCGTTGTGTTTGTGACGAAGCAAGGTGATATGGAAGATGAAGGTGAGATGCACATGGCTGTAGGTAAGTTAGCAGCTGCGATGTGGACCATAACATATCACAACGGGAAGCAGAAGATGAGTGACCAGGCTTTTAACATTGCAGGGCGTGATTTTGTCGTGACGAACCATTGGTATCAGCGCCTACAGGCGTGTGATGCTGGTCGGATCATTATGGTGAATAGCATTGGTAAGAGTTTTGTGTGGGACTTTGGTGTGTTCACAGAGGGTGTGAAGGTGTTGAGTAACCCTGACGTGGATTTGTGCGTTTTGAGATTTGGAGGACATATGGTCCCTAATGAGGGGCAGAAGATGTTGGCAAATGTGATAGATGAGAAGTCGTCACGTCGTGATCGATACAAAACGTGCTGGTTTGTGAATGCTGATGGAGTTACAGAGATAACGTGTACTGACCTTAATAAGTCGGAAACGTCTCTGAGTCCTTATGGGACTTTTGAGACTGTGTCGACTTTAGAGGACGGTTTGATGTATGCTACTCCGAGGGCTGTGAACGGGTCATGTGGCTCACTTATCGTGGATGCCCTTGGTCGTGTGGTTGGGTACCACGTTGCCGGTGTTGATGGGCAGTATGGTATTGCGAGGTACACGACGAGGGAGTTGTACGATGTGTTGTTGAGTGGTGAATTCGCGAACTTTGACGGGTTTGTCACACCCACCCTGGAGTCGGTGTTCCAGAGTGTGTGTGATGGATTCGTTGTAGGTACCTTGGGTACCGCGGGGACTGGAGCTTCTACGTCGAGGAAAGTCAAGAACGAGGTCATTGGTAGTGGATCGTTGCTTAGAGTCTTTGGAGTGAGGGCAAAGGTGCCAGCTGTGCTGGGTTGGACAGTGAAGGGAGAGACGTGTTCTCACCCGGCGGTTACTGCCCTTGCTGATTGGGCGGTGAAGTCGAGAGAGAAGATAGCGTATGCAGAGGATGTTGTTGATGCTGCGGCGGTATATGGAGCGTTACTAGGGGACTATCTGAAGCAGGCGGGTGTGAGAGCACGTAAGCTTACTTTTTCCGAGGTGATTCTGGGTAATGAACATGGGGTTGGTAGTGTTGACCTCAGCAAGTCGGCTGGGTTTACATCGACTAGTCCTGTATCACTGCCGAAGAAGAAAGGTGATTATATTGGTATTGATGAGTCTGGGACCCCCTTTTTCAAGGATGTGCTTCTCGGTCAAAAATATTATGAGGCGTGTGCTGCTATAGAAAGTGGGACGCCGATTGAAGATGTTTTGATGCGGGAAGACTACCTGTTTAAGGGCAGTCTGAAGGATGAGTTGAGGCCATTTGATGACGATGGTGTTTTGAAGGATGCGAGGTTGTTTTGCGCTGGCCCCTTGTTGTTGTTTTTGCTGGAGAAGACGTATGTCGGGTGGCTGCAGGCCGCCGTGATGCATTTTCCCGTAGATACGATGCTTGGGGTTGGGATTAACCCTGTTGGTCCTGAGTGGACGAAGCTTGGGAGGATCTATGATGGTGATGGCGGTGTGCTCTGTGCGGACTTCAAAAGGTTCGACAGATCACTCCGCAAACATCATATGGTCGGTCTTGAGGAGTTCATGAGAGCAATTACTCGAGCGATGGGGGCTCCGGAGGG